AAAGGAGTTGGGGCAGTTCCAGCACATCGCTCTATGAGTATTAAAAACAAATATAAAGTGAACCCCATTAAAAAGGAACAATGTAAAGAATGGTTTATGTATAAACACTATGCAAAAAGAATGCCTATAATAATGTATGCTTTTGGTCTATTTAAAGAAAAAAAATTAATAGGTGCCTGTTCTTATGGAGTGCCTGTTAGTAAAGATTTAATAAACAATGTGTTTTATGGTGAATATAAAAAATGTATATATGAACTAAATAGACTCGTTGCTAATGATGGTTTAGAAAAAAATGTACTTTCATTTTTTGTTTCTTCTACATTTAAATTTTTACCAAATCCATGTTGTTTGGTTAGCTATGCAGACTCATCACAAGGGCATCATGGCTATATTTATCAAGCAACTAATTGGAACTACACAGGATTATCAATTCCTTTCAAAGATTGGGTAGAAATAGGATCAAACAAGCATGGAAGGGGAATAGCATCTTTAGGCATTGACTATTTAAGAAAACACCCAGAGAAATATAAAGAAGTAGATAGATCAAGAAAGCATAGATATTTTTATTTTAAAGGAAACAAAAAAGATAAAAAAAATATGTTCAAAAAATTTAAATATGATATTTTACCATATCCTAAAGGAGATAACAAAAGATATGATGCTTCATACAACCCAAGCATTCAAACAGAATTGTTTTAATGTTCGAATATTGCCCAATGATCAACAAGGATTGTGCTTTTTGTGGCACACAAAAGAAAGAAAAACATTGTGGCATACAGAAAGGCAAGATAGACCAAACTAAAATAAGAAATATGAAAAAATGTCCAAGAAAGAATAGTAAATGAATATTGAGAACACAGCAAGAGGATATCAACAACTCATTGATGAGATAGGAAAGGAACAAGAAAAGATGAATGAACACATCATTTATTTAATAACTGGTATAGTGGGGGCAAAAGAATTAAGTGATCAAGAATATGAAGTATTTGTTAGTAGAACTCTCTATCATAATCGATTTGAAGACATAGGGTGTACTATGAGCATATCTGAATCCTCAGTAAAAACCTACTATGGTAGGGCATTAAAGAAACTCCAAGCCACAGCAAAAAGAATCTCTATTAAGTATGAAAATAAATAGTTTTTTGTAGTCCTAAATAAATTATTTTCATCAACAATATCAACACTTACAAGCATTTAACCCTTAAATAACCCCTTTTTTGTAAACTTTTTGCCCCTATAAGTAGAAGGGCAACCTTCCCTTTCGTTTTTACGAAAACATAACCTTCAAAGTGGGGTGATTAGTTTGGCTGCAGTCAAAATAAATGAAAAGGTTGATAAACAACCAAAAAACAACAACAGTGAAAAACCTAAACTAAAAGGTGGGATCACTGGAAAAGGTTGGGTTAAAGGACAATCTGGAAACCCTAAAGGGCGACCTAAATCCGAGTTTGCTTTAAATGAACACATTAGAACCATAGCAAACGCTAAAGCGAAAGGAAAGAAAACCATGTTAGAAGCAGTAGTCCATAAGGTGTATAAAGAAGCATTAAATGGAAACATGACTGCAACTAACTTCCTGGCAGATAGAATCTTAGGCAAACCAGCACAAACATTAGGAGTAAAAGATATTAGCGATGAACCGATAAAGGTATTTGATATTGATGGAATGGAAGATTGATGGCGTTCGTAGAGAAGTTCTATCACACCCTTCAAGATACAAAGTGGTTGTTGCTGGACGAAGATTTGGTAAAACATATATGGCAATCCTATGGTTATTGTCTAAAGAATTGCAATCCAATGAACGAAGATGGATCATATTTCCTACCTATCGCCAAGCAAAGATGGTCGCTTGGAGTCTTCTCAAGAACACTTTTGCAGGAAAGCAGGTTAGGATTAACGAAACTGAACTATCAATTACTTTGCCTAATAATGCCAGAATTGAACTCAAAGGGGCAGACAAAGAAGATTCTATTCGAGGCGTATCGGTAAGTAAGGTGGTCTTAGACGAATATGCTTATATGAAACCGAATGTATGGGGCGAGATTGTTCAACCCATGTTAGCAGAAACAAGTGGAGAAGCATTATTTATTGGTACTCCAACTGGCATTCAGAATCATTTTTATGATCTATATGTCAAAGGACAAGCCGAAGGGGATTATAAGTCTTGGCAATTCACCACATTAGATGGTGGCTTTATTTCAAAAGAAGAAATAGAAAGTGCCAAAAAGAATTTAGATAAGCGAACATTTAGACAAGAGTATCAAGCATCGTTTGAATCTGCTGCAAACAAATGTGCTTATAACTTTAATAGAGATATTCATTGTAAGGTGATAGATAAATCTCCACGAATGTTTTGGGGAGTAGACTTTGGGGTAGCAAGTTATATGACTGCTATCCTAATGTGTGAGAACACTCGAGGTGAGGTATATGTGTTTGATGAAATAGGATTACAGAACTCTAATACTTTTGAATTGGCTAAGTTAATGCACACTAAAGGGAGAGGATTACCAGTCTATCCTGACCCAGCAGGGAAAGCAAGACATAGTTCTTCTACGAAGTCAGACCATCGAATCCTACAAGAAGCAGGGTTTACTGTTATTAGTAAAAAATCAAACCCTACTCAAAAGGATCGTTTGAACTCTTTAAATAGAATGTTAGAAGATGCCAATGGAAAGCATCGTTTATTTATTAATCCTAAGTGTAAGAACACAATACGAGATTTAGAATTGACTACATTAGAGAATGGACACATCATGAAAACAGAAACCTTATCTCACTATCTTGATGGACTAATGTATCCATTGGAATATCGTTATGGATTTAAGGGACAAGCGAGTGTGATCCAATGGTAGAGTTTTTTTTAGGATTATTTTTAGGGATTATATTGTCATTGTTTGGTGCGATGATATGGGGGTATCAGTTAGGTAAAAAGGAAGACGAATTAAACAAACAACTAATCAAAGAGTTTCAAGATAAAGCCATAGAAACCCACGATAAAAGATTTTATAAAAGGTACGAATCATGATTATTTACAATTTAACAGAAAAAATGTTACACGATCTACTTATGGACACCATACAAGAAGGTCTAAATCAAGAACACGAAGAACGAGAACGACTCTTAGATTACTATGAAGGAGTCAACTTAGAACATGACATCAAGAAATACTTTGATAGTGATTCCTTATCTCAAATACCACCAATGTATATTAACTTAGTACGAAACATCATAAGTCGTAGAGCATTAGTATATCAAGAAGCACCAGTACGATACAATGATAAGTATAACGAAGTCATTGGTGATCTTGACTCGTTCATGAAACAATTTGAACAACTTACCTACTTATTGGGTACTGAAGCACTCTATACACATTGGAACGAAGAAAAGAATCAACTACAATATAGACCTATTCATTTCTTTACACCATTCTTTAGACCAGGTGAAGATGAACCTTTTGCGATTGTATATCAAGCAGAAAGCCAACTTCAAGCACGAACAGAAGATGCTCAATATATGTTCTGGAGTAAAGACACCGATGAAATGGAAGGAAAATACTTCTGTATATCCTCACGAGGTAAGATTACTTCGATGATAGAGGGCGATAAAAACCCTTATGGTGATATACTTCCATTCAACATAGCACATAGACACCCATATACAAGAGATTTCTTTAGAGAAGGGGCATCAGACTTAGTAGATGGTATGCGATCTATAAACATTATGCTTACCGAACTTGCCTTACATGGTAGATTCCAATTAGGACAGCCAGTATTCACAGGACTTGATTCTGACCAACGAATCACAATGGGACAAGATAAAGCACTTGTCTTACCAGAAGGGGCAAACTTTAATTATGCAACACCAAATGCGAATGTCCAAGCCATGATAGACTCTGCCAAATATATGGGAGATAGTATTACACAATCAAACGATCTCAAGATTAATTGGACAAACAACCAAGCAGAAAGTGGACTATCTAAAAAGATGAGTCAATTAGATTTAATGGATTCACTTCGTAGTGATATAGAACAAATCTATAGACCCTTTGAGAAAGAAC